AGATTTAAATGCCATTGTACTTCCTTTCGTATTTGCGGTGTATGTGTTGTATTAACGACGTTTAGTTTTTGCATCTATCACATAAGCATAATCTAATTCGTCATCGTCCTCGTAATCATTTTGCATTACTTTAGCCGATGCTATATTATATATAAGTTTTCTGTGCTTGTCAAGGACATTTTTATCCTTAATTTTTTTAATTTTTTTCTCTCTGTCGAAATCATTGTTTCGTTTCTTGCTTGCCATTTTAAAAATACTCTCCTAGTATTAGTAATTAGAATCCTCGTCCCCATCGTTGCCGGTTGAGGATACTACAATATAAGGCCACGATGCAACCCTTTTAGTTATTTCAGATTGATTGTATGCCATTTTCATTAGATACCTTTGAGTATCTTTTAATGATTCAATACAAGTAGTAAGTAGTTCTTTTGTTAAATGAAGTTCTATTTCCAAATCTTGTATCTTCTTAGAACTGAGATTAAGTTCCAACTCTTTCTCTGAATATTGCATGATATCGGTCTTTATCTATTCGTAAAAATGGTTTATATTTTTTGACCAATCTCGATACATCTGGCCAAAGAATGTCCGCTGAAAGCTTATCGTCAAATGTTTCGATATAAGGAAACACCTTATCTAGAATAACTAAAGTTTCAATAGATATTGATTTTCTCAGATATGCTTTCAATATATATGGATGTTGTGCTTTTGTAATCATAAAAGCATCTTCAATTTTATTGCCACCTACTTCTAATTCATGTATAATTGCGTCAAGTTCTTTGGTAAAATTATAGGTAAGACTTTCCATCTTACCTTTCCATTCTACGTATGTTTTACCTGCTTCAGAATCAAACATTCCTCCCCAGCGATCTCCGGATACAAAATTTGAAACTAAAAAATTTGCAACTTCTTCATCTGTGTAAGTTTTGGAAATTTTTCTAATAGAGAAAAGATCTTTTCTTTTAGCAAATGCCTGTCTACTAGCTTTAACTTTTCCATTTCTCTTAGTTATGTCATAATTATCTGTAGTGAAGTGTAACTTCAATGCTATGTACATTTTATATACTGCGAATTCATCCATAATCAAAGTGGTAATTTTCCTCTACGTTTTAAATAATTCTGTTCCTCTGCTTCATTTTGTACTTTATCTTTAAGCGACTGATTTATTAATTTTGATATGGATTCAATTTCAATATCTACTTCTTCGCAATATTGTATAATAGCATCCATATATCCAATTTTTTCTCTAATCACACGCTCTTCAATATGCAGGGAAAATTCATTAGGTGATCTAAATTTCTTGGTTATAATTAAACTATCTGTTAGAATGTATTCTATTTCGTTATCCATGTGTTTCCGGGAATAATACTTCGTCCATAAAATTTGTAAAAACTTGTTTGTCTACTCCAAAATTTACCATCATTGCTGGGGTATGAGGATTCAACTTTTGATTTTTGCAATATCGATTTTGCATAGATATAAAATCTGCATCTTTTACACTATTACCTATATTATAAAGGTAATAATCTAGGTTGTCAATAAAAGTATTTACTAGTTGATCATATTCTTCTTGAGTATGAATATTACCCGCAGCTAACATTTTTGGACTAAAAATCTTCTGTGCCCATTCCGGAAGTTCTCTTGGTTTACTCCATTGTACTGATGACATTCTATTCTGATACCAATCATATAGATTCGATTTTCCTATTTTGGAAAAGTCGTGGAATGCCCCTGTTATCTTATTTTGTCCGCAGACTACATCGAATCCAAAAATTGGATCCGGCGAATCATAATGCGGAAATATACACATATGCATAACCCACATTTTTTTAGTTGCGGTGGCATCTACTATCTCAATATGCGCTCGTCTAAATTTATCAGATGTCCAAATATAATTCTTCCATGAAAAATTATCGACATGAATTTCATATTCTGGTTTAAGTGTTTCAACAGAATATTGTTTAAATTTATCAATAACTAATTGTGATAATAAATTTATTTGCGGCCAAATTTCAATCATTAAAGTCCTTAAGCATAGCAATATTAAAGTCAAATGCTAAATTTGCTTCATTTGCTAATGAAATATCTAATTTACTTCTCATCTTAGCTGCAAGACCGGGGATATCGTTAAACTTAAACATATTGTTAGGACCAGGTAATAATTTAGCTAATGCCTGTCCTCCAAATAAATCACCCATATGGCGAACATAGATATGTGCAAGTAATTTATCTTTATCTAATTTAATGGACTCAATATATTGTAAATATGCTGCAGTAGAATTTTTCATTAGATATATTTGCATATTATTATTTGCTAATTCTGCAAAATCCAATTCTATCGCTTTTGCCCTCTTAATATCTTCTATTCCTTCGAAGATACCCAATCCATCTGCTAAATATTCTAACCGCAAATATATTAATCTAAGTTGATAAAGATAATCAGTATATTTTTTAACATCTACCTGTTTACTAAAAATAGATTTAATAAATGGTTGAGTTTCTGCTTCTTTGTGTTTTTCTAAAGTTAATTCTTTTAATGAAGACATTGGTTACGCCTTTCGTCCAGTTGCCGGATATCCAATGTATGGTCGGTGATCATATTTGTAATCCCTAAATTTACCTTTTTTATCTATATAGTGCAAGAATGCTTGTGTTTGTCTAGTACCAGCATAAGGAGTTCTCCAATGATTAAGTACATCTCCTTTGTAAACAATTAAGTCACCTGGTTCTAAATATATTGCTTTGTGTTCGCCGGTTAAAGTCTCAAACCAAATTTCCCATGGTTCTGGATCATTTGAAATGCAGATAGTAGTGGAGTATTCGCAACTTGGTCTATCCTTATGGATTGCCATTTCAGCGCCGGTGTAGTATATCCTAGCATACGTATATGTGGGATTAAGTAATTTGCCGGTAACCGTTTCTAATAGAGGTTTAAGCTGAAGAGATAAAGATTCAAAACAAAGTGCAGAATAATATGAATACGAATTTGTGATTTGTGTATCATTAAAAAGAAATTTATTCTCTTCGGTTTGTTGCGTATTATTTTGCATATACTGAAGAGTTTTTACTAGTTCAAATTCTGTATCTAGATGTACTAATAAATCTTTTGAAATTGCTCCCTGAACAACTTCATATAAATCTGTTTCAAATGCCATATATTTCCTTAATAAAATCATATCCGGTTGATTGGATGATAAGGACAACCGGAAAAACCTCAGCGAGTAGCTTACGCTACCATGCGATACGAGTTATCGTTTGCATTTACTATTTTGCTTGATTTACGGTCATCGCCTACCGAATTGTCTGTATCGTTACTTATTGCCCAATCGAAACCATGGCAGGCCCATTATAAAATATACTAGCGATTAGTTGATCTCTAATCTTTACCCAAGCTTCTCACCTGACTAATATACTTTATGGTGGACCTGGCGGGAATCGAACCCGCGTCTTGAACACCTTTCAGTCAACTTCTTCCCTTTCGGGGTTTACAATAATTCTTTTACTTCATCCCAAAGTAACCACACTGCTAAATTAATAGTACATATTAGCGTAGTTCCTAGAATGAATCCAACCAAAAAATCTCCTGTTTGGTCGCACATTTATTCTGTTTCACGTAACACACATCTAGCAATAATATCATTTCTGTTTTTTACTATAGCAGTTGCTGCTTCCCAACATTCTTCAAATCTAGGATATGATTTCCACTCTTGTTCTACATCTTGAGATAGTAGTACTACAAATAAAACATAAACAGACATATTAGTCTCCGCTATTTATTTAGATATTAAATTCTTTCCTATATATATCTCTCAAATCTTTAAACCCGTTGATCCACGTGTTTCGTTTTTCTTTAAAAACTAGAATACCGTGATCGTCGGTTGAAATTATAATTACTAATTGAGAAACCGGATTACCGGTCATCTCCTCATATGCTACCGCATAAGCAGAACATTGCATAAAGTAATCGTGAATATCGGCGCGTGTTTTATTCCGCTTAGATGTTTTAAAATCTATTACCGATAACTTTCCTTCATATTCACCTATGCAATCTACGGTCCCTGCAATTTGTAAATGATGAGAAAATAGAGATTTTTCCATAACATGGATATTGTCTATCTTATGTAGATAGGGTTTAATCTCTGTCCAATTTTGAGTATCGAACACACTAGGAGCAATATCTTGATTATACAGATATTGCTCACATAATGTATGTATTCGAGTACCTCGTTTACTGGCAGTGGTGCTAATCTTATTGGCTGCTTCATTACCTACACGAGCTCGCCATGCTTTAATTATATCTCGTTTTAATAATCCGGTAACTGTAGTAACAGACGGATACTTTTCCCCGGTAGGAGTTTCATATGTTCTAACTCCATCTTCTCGAGTTACTCGATTTAATTTAGGCAATTCCCCTATATCAACATGAGTAAAAATCATACAAATCTAGTTAAATTTGGCGGAGTCCAGTTTGCGGGTTTTAAAATTTTACCATCGTCTCTTCGCAAAACCATACCTGTGTTAGAATCAATTTTGGAGAGGTTGCTTCGTGCAACCTCTTCCCAGGCACCTTTAATGTCAAATTTCTTCATATGGCAATAACCAAGGATAACCCAGATCATATCCATGCACGCATCTAGTTGCTCTACATTGTCATTCTCTTTATACGCTACTAAGAATTCATTAAATTCTTCTTCAATTAATTTTGCGTATAAACTAACATTTTCATCCGTCGACTGTGTTTGTTGACAGGCTAGTAGAAACATTTTAACATCTAACTGCATTGACATGATCACCTCACTAAAAATATATTATAACATTCTAAGATACAAAAGTCTATACAAATTTACCCTAAAATCTTCTTTAGGGTTGCCGGACCTGCGATTCCATCTGCTGTAAGACCATTTGATGTTTGCCAGGCTTTTAATGCTTTTTCGGTTCCAGGTCCAAAAGTTCCATCCGCTGTAAGACCAAGTTTTTCTTGAACCTTTTTCACCACTTCGCCTTTACTACCAACCTTAATAGTTTCAAGAACAAGTTCTGTTACAGCTTTACCGACATCTGCTACGGAGCTTCCGCCGAATACATCTAATGCGTGTTCCCAATGTTTTTTGCGATCTTCTAACCCAATCGTGCCACCATTAATTCGCTTAGTCATTAATACTAAATCTTTTTTATCCGCAATTTCATTTAGACCATTCTTTTTCCAAAACCAAGCGGCAGACTCAATTGCCCCTGCCAATGTTTCTAAATAGGTAATAGTCTCATCAATAGATTTACCAATTGCGGTAGAAAAGGCTTTGTAGTTATCATGTCCCGTTAATTGAATTGCTCCGCGACCTCTGTACTTATATCCGTCACCTGATGCTTCAGGCCCATTGCCCATACGACCACCATAAATTTTATTTGCAATTTTCTCAGGTTGTTTTTCATACTTAGCAGCAGTTGCATCATCTGGAAAATATTTAGAAAATGTTGCTCGCAACCCCTTGGCGCCATAATTTAAATTTTCTTTAAGTACCGTAAATTCATTTGATTCATGTCCACATTGTGCGAGGAATCCTGCTACTCGTTCCTTTGTGGTAATATCATATTTAGGTAAAACATTTTCCAATGCTTTAAATAAGTCGTTTGGATTTTTATTGTTCGGTACACATTTTTTTAATTTGTCCGCCGTAAAGTCAAAGCTAAATGCCATTCAATTCTCCTTATACTTCAGTATATTGTTTATTAGTTGTAAACCAGATAGGCAATGTATATCTTGTTCCTACTACGGTGCTAACACCGTGTTTGTGTTTAAGTCCAGAAGGATACAATGCTAATTTTCCTTTCATTGGTTTTATGAATAGAGGCCCGTGTTCTGGAAAGAAAGTTTCCCCACCCATAAAATCATCATTTAAGTAAAGCACTCCTGAGTAATTTCTCCATCCGCAATAATTTGAATTGCCTTCTAAGTCACTATTATCCGCATGGACAACCATGCCTGAGCCGCTTTCCCATAATACCAATGTTGTATAATCGGGGTATAAGTATTCCTCTTGAAATAAACGCCTAGCTTCACTTGTAGCATTATATTTGAATGTACTTACTATTCGTTTAATATCATAATTTTGAATATTACTATAGTCAATTGCCTTACCATTGAAGAGAGATTGTCCGTTGGTACTCATTTTTGGAGTACTTGCAAACCATCTTACGATGTTATCGCATTCGTCTTCAGTTAAAAAATTCTCAATTTCATATATTTGATTCATACTCATACCTTCTCCTATTTTATATTGCTTCGTAAATACTTTCGTACTGAAGCCTTGCCAATATATATTCCTTTACTATCGCAGATCTTACGATGTCGTCAACTCCAAATTCAAAAGTCTTAAAGCTAGGCATCATATCCGCAATTCGCATAAACTTCTTCAATCCCGACATATCGGTTTTCTTATATAAATCGGTTTGTCTAAAATCTCCACAGAATATAATTTTTGATTTTTCTCCTACTCTAGTGATAATCGAATTAAGTTCCATATCAGTCATATTTTGGCATTCATCCACAATAATAACTGCGTTATCTAATGTAATACCTCGAACATAAGATGTGATTAAAAATTGTATTGCTTTCTGTTCTGTTAATCTTTGATATGCATCTGTACGATTAAATAAATCTGAACATATCTCTACGTAGGGCTCTGTATATACTTCAGTTTTTTCCTTCTCGTCTCCGGGTAAATGTCCAATGTCTCTGCTTGGCACGGCAGATCTTACTATTACTACCTTTTCATAACTGTTATTAGATTTATCTAAAACTTCTTCTATTGCATGATAAAGCGCAATATAGGTTTTACCTGTACCGGCGATACCGTGTAATAACATGATCTTAGATTTATCGTAGGCTTCAAAAAATCCTTTCTGATTATCAGTTAATGGTTCTATTACCTTAAGGTCATCTATTCGTATTTTAAGTTTAGTATTATTTGCAATAGTCAGTTGAGGCTTTTGAATAGATTGAGTTTGAATATTGCTTTTTGTTTTTGCCATGAATGCCCTCGTAAAATGGAACGAAAGGAGGACAGCTAGATTCTGTCCTCCCAAACGATTAAAACAAGAATTGCCATAATTTAATTTCTACTCAATTTGTCTTTAAGATTAGCTTTTCTACCATTAGCAGAGTTAATTTTTGATAGTACTTCTCGAAAACCATTATCCACAGTTCTTATACCTAGCCGCACAGGATCTCCCAAAGCAGCCATGCCTGCGTGATGTGTTTTGTAGTTTTTCGAATCGCATGATGGGCAAACCTGCGATTCCCTTTCGGATATCTTACACATGACAGTAAACATGGTGTCGCACTCAGAACATCTAAAATCGTAAAATGGCATTTATCAACTCCCTATACATTATATATTACCTATGAAACCTTAAAGAACAAACAATGTCTGGTTACGAGTTCCAGTAGCACTCTATGGTTGTGCTCGATTTGATTAAAAAATTTAGAAGCTTATTTGGCTGCGCAACATAACTGCTTTTTCACCATTTACTCTACTACCCGACGCACCCACTGGGGCATTGAATTTGGTGTCTACATAATTGACCATAAAACGAACATTGTCATTTAAGAACCAAGTAATACCGTATGTCATTGCTGTAGCTTGATTCGCTTTACCTGATACTACTGCAATTTTTTCAGCATCAAACTCGCTGGATCTAATACCCACTTGCCATGCTCCAGGACCACCACTGGTAAATGCGTTGTTTGGTTTGATCCAACCAAATGCGCCATCTTTGTAAGCATGGCTTTCTCCAGTTAAATTGTATACCAACTGAACATAGTTACCTTTCACTTCTTGATTGGATCCTGTAGCCGGGTCATATTTGTAATTAAACTGCTCGCCCTGTACTTTCAGGCCTTTCCAAGCAAACGCTGCCTCAATACCTTGGCGTGTTCTTGTAGTGTCGCCGCTTAGAGCTGGCCCTGTGAACCAGGCACTTTGTTGACGAGCTTCAGTACGCCCACTTGAAGGAGTTACTCCAGTTTTTACATCGCCGGTACTGTATGCTGCACCTAAATGAGCCACAAAGTCTTTGTTCTGAATTAACTCAGCAAAGTTTGTGGTCACACGTCCAATAATATCTACCCCATCTACAGAGGCAGTCTTGTTGGCACGACCACGGCTTGCAGCCAGTGCATAAGTTATACCTGCTCTAGGCACACCGTGTAACATGACGCCCGTTTCTTTAGCTGGAATAAACTCACCTTCAGTTTGTCCAATTAAACTACGCTCCATAAAGTCAATGTTATTAGAGCTAGTTAGTTGCTCTAAACTAAACGGCATTTTGAAGGTACCAAACTGAAACTGCATAGCAGGATTGGCTGCATAATTGACCCAGAATTCATCTATTGTGGATGTAGTAGAACTAGCGCCAACATCATTTCCAAAGTTTGCTAACAATTGGTATTTGAAGTCTTTAGCAATCTGTCCTCTAACTCCAAAGCGACCACGTCTAACTTCTAATGCATCTTGATATGAGTCTGTCGTTTGACCTGCACCGTAGACTGGACTATAACTTCTATAATCCATGTGAATTCTACCTGTGAATTGTGCAGTGGTATTTCCGTCCTTGGATTTGATTCCTAGTCCGTTTTCCATTACAGCACCATCACTGGCTTTACTTAGTCTGTAGTTGTTGTTGTCTCGCAGGTCTTTGTCCACGCGAGAAGAATTAAACTGTACATTTTCTGCTTTGTCCTCGTGCGCGGTAACTTTTCTATAATGTTCTTCCTTGGTTAATATTCCTTTTTGCAAAAGAATATCCAAAGTATCGGTGTAATCATCTGCCATTGCAGGTGACGCAAAGCATAGTGCTAAGAGTGATATAATAGTAATTTTTTTCATAATAATCCTTATTTCCAAATTGCCTGACCACTAGGATCTTTAAGTTCTTTTTTCCAATTGTCCTGTACTAGTTTAATCACTGAAGCTGGCATATGTACATACTCCAATTCTTCACTCATCTTGGAACCGTTTTTGTAGCTCCAGTCAAAGAATTTTAGTATTGCACGACCGGTTAGTAGATCGGCCTGTTGCTTGTGCATTATGATAAAGCTGGCACCTGTTGCAGGCCATGAATCTTTACCAATTTGATTTGTCAACAACAAATACATGCCCGGAGCATTGTCCCAATCTGCATAGGCAGCTGCTGCTTTAAATGCTTCATCGCTTGGCTGAACAAAGTTCCCATCACGGTTCTTCAATTGAGCGTGAGCAATTTTGTTCTTTTTAGCATAGGCGTATTCCACATAACCAAAGGCACCTTTGATTCTTTGTACTTGTGCTGCGACACCTTCGTTACCTTTGCCGCCAATGCCCACAGGCCACTTGACTGCTGTAGCAGCACCAACTACTTTACCAAACTCCACGTTAGTTTTC